CTGCAACTTCCTTCCCCTTTTTTACTGCTTGGCGAAATGGTAGATACCTTTTCATGTTCTGTTGGAACGTTTTAAGTGATATACCCAAGTTTTTAGATAGTTGTGGTTGGCTTAGTCCTTGCCTTGCCCACCCTTCAAGTTTAATCAATATGTTTTCTAGTTCATCGTCTTCTTTCCATTGATCGTATATTGATACTCTCGCCATCTGCTACTCCTTTTCTATACACAAATAGAGAGCGTTAACTCTCTATGTATCTTTTATTTTATTGATTGCCTTTTTCAAACAGACAGCAAAGCCACAACTTTTATTTTTTTTGAAAGGAGGTTGCTGCGACTTTCTGTCCTCTATATTTGGAATACTGGAAACCTTTTTCATATACCTCCCTTTAATTATACAACTACTATCTGCATATTGCAAACTTATAACTTCCAACTATTTCCACAATCCTGACATAGTGCATATTTGTTTTTAACTGTCTTTGTCTTTTTGTTTCTTAGCAATATCCAAACAATCCAAAAACCACCAGTTAATAGTATCATCATCAAGTTCCACAAAACAGATCTTCTTTTCGATTTCTCATATTCGCTATACTGTACTGTTACGTTATCACTTCCACATTTTTTACAATTCATCTTTTTTCTTCCTCGCTTTCTAAAAAGTCGTTTACTTCTAACGCTAGTACTTTGCAGATTTTGATAAACTTGCTAGAGTCTGGCTCGTTTACTCCATTTTCCCACCTTGAAATTGTGGTAACTGTTACGTCTAATTTATCGGCTAGCTGTCTGTGTGTTAAGCCTATGTTTTTTCTTCTTGATTTAATGATTGATGCTATATCGTATTTTCCCATTCTTTTCCCTCGCTCTCAAAATGTTTTTTTATTCTATCAAATACTTCTTGTGCTGATAAATTTCCTACTACGCTATCATTTTTTCTTTCTTCGCTTGTAAGCAACCCCATAAGTTCAAGTTTATCTTCTGTTCTTCCGTAACTTCCGTCATGCTCTATTGCATCACAAATTCTTTCTTCTAGATTGTTATTTGGATATATTACTTGCATTCCATTCATTATAAAACGGGTTTCAAAAGGTATTTCTTCGTTCCATAGCATAAATGCTAAATTTCTTATTTCAGTATATTCTGTTCTCATATTGTTTCCTCCTTGTTTAATGGCGGTTTATGGATTGCCGCCAACCCTTTATTTAATTAAATAATACTTTTAATTCATTTCTTTCATTTTGTTCTCCTTGTGTGCTTGTTTTCTTAACTTCTAAGTAAATTATATCATTGTATTACACACTTGTCAACACTTATTTATAACTTTATTGTACTTTTATTGTTTTTTTAGTAACAAGGCAGCCTTGCGACCACCTCTTTTTTCTTCCTCGCTTTGCTTTTCAATAAATTCTTTTATTTTAATCAATTCATCATTTTTCTATCCCTAATTCTTTAAAACATTTGAATATCTTTGGACTTTGTATTGCAAACCAGTCAACCATTTCTTCATTCATTGCCCACGCAACGTCTGCGTTTAAACTACTACTTGACATTCCACTTTCATATAAGAATGCGTGTATTAGTTCATGTCTTAGTATACTTTCTGCATAGTTCTTCGGATTTCCTAAGTTTGAATTAAAGTCTTTTTCTACAACTATCAACTTCTTTGTCTTATCCATATATCCGTCTGCTTTTTCTAGGTTCTTATCGTCTTCTAGTTTATGATACTCTATTTTGTATTCTACTCCTAATACCTTTACTTTATTTTTCATTTTTCCTCCTATTCTTTTACATCAATTCATTGCTAAGTACAGATAATGTTTTACCATTGTCATTTAGCAAATATGCTTCTCTACCTTTGATGTTAAGTGATAGATATTCAGTTTTCCCGTTTCTACATTCTCTTTCATAATCAATATGAAACTCTTTGTCTGACGTTGTGCAACTTAGCACCTTGTCTATAAATAGGAATACTCCATTTTCTTTAACTTTTAAAATCATTTTTCTTTTTCCTTTCTGTGTGTGTGCGTTAGTTTGTATCTACCTTTATTTTATCACAAACATACGTTCTGTATGAACTTTCTTTGATTTTACAATGTGTATCACTTTTAAAGGAAAGAAGTCCATAGTGCCAATTATTATCCGTTTGCCCTTTTGCCCTGAATTTAATTTCTCTCCTTATTTTACTCACGTTCATTCTTCTTTCTCCTTATTCTCTGTCCACATCAAACAAATTACATTCCAAACAAATGCGATTTCGTGGTTTTCGTCTTCTTGTCCGTCTCTGAATTTTAAGTAGTGACGGATTGCACTATCTACATATCTTTCTTTTGGTATTCCTTTTTCCCAATTCCTCTCGCCATACTTCTTCGCACCGTTTTCAAAGTGTTTCGATAAATCAATTGCCATTTCATATTCGGTTTTATACATCATGTATTTTTCAATGTATATTTTCAATGTATTCACTAATACTGACAGTTTTCTATTTTTGTTATACTCTCCTACTGATAAAACTATTTCATCATTTAATACTGCACCTAGTTCTATCAATGGCATTAGATCATTTCTTCCTTTACCTTTTTGCACGTCTCTTTTTGCACCTGTCTTAAATGTTGTACGCTCTCCACTATCTTTTATCATCATTCTCCTTTTGTTTATAATTCATTCCTCACTTATTTCTACAATATGTTCGCACAATTTCTGTGGAATTATTGAACGCTCTTTGCTTCCTTTTAAACCCTGCGTTCCAGTTTTACTTCCTCGTGGTGCTGATATATGACAACTGTCTCCGTTATGACACATAGGCTTAAAACTTGGATTTGGGTGGTTTGTCCATATATCCGTCGGTTTCATTCTCGTGTCTCCGTATTGACAATAAGTTACTGTATATCTATACAGACCTTTCATGAAGTCCATTTTCCTCATTGCACCTCTTGGGTTTTCAATAAAATAATACTTAGGTTTTAATTCTTGTATTAAATCTAAAACGTGCTTATTTGTTTTATCGCAAAACTTTGCATATTCACTTTTAGGATCAAGATTTCCACTTTCCGATTTTGTTCTGTGGTGTGATATTGCTGCTATGGAATATGTTGTGCAATCAGGACTTGCCCAAACTATATCAGGTTTTCCAAACTTTTTCATTATCTGTTTTGCTTTTAGTTCTGATATATCAACATACATATCAATGTTTTCAAAATCCTTGCTCCACTCAACAGAAAACACTTCATGCCCTTTTTTCTCAAACTCTTTTCCTATCGACTTTGTTCCTGCAAAAAGTTCTAATACTTTCATCATTCTCCTCCTTTTTATTAATTATGTAAACCATCTATTATTTTTCTTCGTAGTAAATGCTTTCTATTGAATCACTAAGTAATAAGTTCTTAATGAATACTGCTTTTCCTTCCTCTCCTGCTTGGAATGTTGTTGTTCCACACAGGTCAAACGATATCCATTTTGCTTTTTCTAGTTCTTGTTGTAGATTCCCAATATCTTTTTCGTAATGAACTGTTAGTGATTCTCCGCTTTTAAGTATTAGTCCATATCGCATTACTCTTTTTCTCCATCAAGTTCTTCTCCTGTAAATTCAATTAAGTTCATTCTTTCTCCTCCTGCTTCGGTTAAAATTCTTCTTCTTCAAATAAGTTCTGTCTTTCACATTCCAAACTAAAATCTTCCCAACACATTTCGCAATATTTTTCATTCTTAAATTCGTAATACTTTTCTGTTTCTATCGGATCTAAACAAATATCACATTTTAACATTTTGTTTCTTCTCCTTTCTTTTTCTTCTTCGGCTCGTTCAAATCTGTCGGATATACACTCTGCTTCTTCTCTCATTTGTTCTCCTTATGTTTTTCTGTCGCAACAAACAATCCCTTGTAACTCACTCTCCCGTTTTCCTTTAAAACCACGTTGCACACGTTTCCTACTGTGGAATAGCCGTCTACAATATCCGTTACTATTATTTCTTTATCCCCTATACATTCAGTCCATTCTACTTTTGTGTTTATTGGGAAATTTGCAATCATACTTTCTATTGAATTTTCAAACTCCATCATTTCTCCTTTGCAGATTCTTTATTTGTGTTTCTAATATTGCTACTTTCATATGCACACTTGTTGTCATTAAAACTAATATTACTAATAATACTATAATTGCTGCACTCATTCTTTTCCTCCTATTTTGCTTTTTAATTTTTTTATTGTATCTCCACCATACTGATTTTCAGTTAGTTTAATAAATTCAAAAACTGTCATTTTGTCTGTTTCAATATTTATATCGTTGTTTTCTGCAAATGATTTTCTTCCTATGTCACATGATCCAGTCAGTTTATGATGCCACTCATAAAATTCTAAGCATGGATATTCTTTTTTAATGTCTGTGAAATATTCAATAAATTTTTCTATCCTTTCGACTTCTGGCATATCGTTAAAAAGTTTTCCTGATAGAGCGTTCATTGCTTCACGAATTGTTTTTCCATGTGCAAATAAATTGTTTTGTTTTACGGTATAACATTTTGTTGTTGTAAAATCATTGTTCAATATAAACCCAAATGCTACATTTCCTTTAATTTGCTTAATTCCAGTTTGAACACCGTCAATATTAAAAATTTTTATTTTGTTGAACTCTTTAATTCCATCGCCATAGCCAGAGCCATAGCCATCGCCATCGCCATAGCCAGAGCCATAGCCAGAGCCATCGCCATCGCCAGAGCCATAGCCATAGCCAGAGCCAGATCCATTGCCAGGGCCACAGACAGAGCCATCGCCATCGCCATAGCCATAGACAGAGCCATAGCCAGAGCCATCGCCATAGACAGAGCCATCGCCAGAGCCATCGCCATCGCCATAGCCATCGACAACTTTCAAAAATTTTTCTATTTTATCCATATATTAACCCCCTCAATAGATTTAATTGCTTTTTCTGTGCATGGGATAATTTCAATAACACCCATTATTTGAATTTCATCAACAATTACTGTAAATTTGCAATTTTCTGGTTTAGATGTTCCATCTTTCGCTAGTTGTGAAATACTAGCAGCACCATCCCAGTAAAAAATTCTTCTGCAATCTTTTAATACAACTTCTCGCTCATCTTTTTCTGATAATGTTCCAAAAAACACACCTGCTCTGTCTGCTCTAATTATTACCTTTTTTCCTATAAATTTTTTCATTTTTCTTTTCCTCCTATTTTGCTTTTTAATTTTTTTATTGTATCTCCACCCTTAATGTAACTTACTTAATGCTTCATCTGTTAATTTCTTAATGTCATATTTAGGCTGTTCAATTCTAGGTGCTTGCTTTTCATTGTTTATCAATGCTTTCACTTCTTTAGGCAACTTTCCAAACTCTTTTCTTCTCTTGCAAGCGTTTTCATATGCTTCACGGAATGTTTTTCTTACTGATGTTTCAATCATTTCAAGACTTGTATGCCCCCACATAATTAATTGGCTAGGGCTTCTCACTGCGTCTTTTACTTCATCAGGGAAATTGTCAAAACTTTCTCGTGCGTTTCGGCTGCTACTTCTTAATGCTATGTTTACCATATCCCATGCCTCAGGCTCGCTAATTTGCTTGTATTCTGCCACTGTTCCTAGTTTGTCTATGATTTCCCCTACTGTTGGTGCAAAACCACTGTTATTCCCTTTTACAGCAATTCTAAGGGCTGTTACAATATCATCATTCTCATATTCTTCTAGGAACATATACCACGAATCTACTGTTACGGACTTTTCGGATTGCGTTAGTTTGCTAAAACTTAGTGGATATAGTGTAAATAATCTTGTAAGTAATGTTTGGACTTCTTCTCTTGTCATTTATTCTCCTCGAATTCTATCGAAACCATATTAAACATTCTTATTCTTCTGTTGTCTGAAAAAACATCTACAAAATGTTTATCTCCATCTCCATTAGGTTCATGATATAAAATTTTATCAATTCCTTTGTTCCCCAAAACTATAAATGGCGTGTTAAATATTGTATTGTCTGCAAAAAGAACACTTATAATTTCTTTATCGCAAACTTCTCCTAACCCTACATTCATACTCTCTCCTTTAAGAATCCATAAATCCTATGGACTTGGATTCTGTTTGCTTGTTGTTTTTATAGTTACCCTCCAATATTTTCGCTGCGTTGTTTTTATTTATGATCCAGTCAAAATTGCAAGACCATGTTCCGTTCGTCAGGAACTCACTTTCATTTGCTCTGTCAAATACTTCTAGCATTTCATCAAAAGTATAATCATTTAAGAATGTTCGCATTGATGTTTTTCGTTTGTCCGTAAGTTTTTGTAATGTTGGAAGTTTGGAACAACGTTTGTTGTATTGGTCGATTATCATTTGATAATCAATAGTATTTTTCTTACTCTTATCTTCTCTTACCTCTTCTTCACTTACCTTAACTAACCTTACCTCCTCTTCTCTTACCTTACCTACGGATACATCTTGTATACATTCTGTATACATTGTGTTATTTCCTAGTGTATATGCCTTGTTTCCCTTGATTTCAAGCATTTCTTTTTCTTCTAAATAATCAGTAGGCTTATATCTGTCTTTCTGAATATAGTTGTGCATCTTCCAATGTTTAATAACTATGATTCCATTCTCAAATGATATGATAAACGATTTCATTATTAAATTTTTAAAATCATCATCATTTGCATTGATCATTCTAATTATTTTCTTTGGATTATTTACAAATCCGTCATCGTCTGCTGCCATGTTCAAATGAAAATATAATGCTTGTGCGCTCATTGACATATCAAGAAATGCGTCACTTTCTGTAATCTTTTTTGCAAACATTCTGCGTTCTGCGATAATGTCCACCACCTTTCTTAATTAATTTTCTGAATATAATTTTGCTAACATTTTTATTCTATGTAGAAGTTCTTGTTTTTCTAGTAACTCTTTTGTGTACTCACTATGAAAATCTCTAAATTCTTTTTTTGATTTTTCTAATTGTTGATTAAGACTTTGATTTTCGCCCATTATTTCTTTTACTTCGCCCATTTCTAAATTTCCTCCTTTTCTAAAAAGTCATTTACTTCTAGTGATAATACTTCACATAACTTAACGAAATTACTCCAACTTGGTTCTCTTGTTCCATTTTCCCACTTTGTAACTGTTGTTCTGACTGTTCCCACTTTCTCTGCTAGTTCTTCTTGTGTTAATCCAACATTTACTCGCCTTGAATTGATAATTGACGCTAATGTAAAACTGCTCATTTTCCCTCGCTTTCTAGCGGTTTAGGTTTACCGCCAAACTTTTTGTTTTATTCCCAAAGTAAATTTGCTATTTTTACTTTCTTTTTTAACTCATTTACATCTTTTTTAGCATATGTTAAAGAGTATGAATGCTCTTTCTCAATAGTTCCATCTTTTAATCCTTTGTGATATATAATTGCTTTTTCTAATTTACGTTGAAAATATTCTAAGCTACAAGGCATAGCAAGTGTTATATCTTTTGATTTTTCTTCCCAATATTCTGCTTTTTGTTTTTGTTCTTCTGCTTTGTTGTAATATTCCATTGACTTTTCCATTCTTCCATTATTTCTTTCTATTAACGCTCTGTGCCTCCCCTCACTATGATGCCCTATTTTTATTGGTTCTGCTAGTGATAAAAATTCCCTTCCTTCTTGTGCTGCGTTCATCTTCTCATTACTTTTTTTTATACTATTAGTCATTGCGTTACTATATTTTTCTGCTTTTCTTTCTGCATATGTTTTTTCTTCTATTTTTATGATAGAGTAAAAATATTTTTCATTAGATTCCAAAACTAAGTTATAAACTTCGCAATCAACTTCTTTTCCATACTTTGTTTCAAGTTGTATAATATCTCCTTTTTCGTATTCTTCTTCGCATTCTGCTATCCATACATTAGGACAGTACTTTCTAAAATTGTTCATTGTGTTTCCTCCTGTGTGCTTGGTTTTCTTAACTTCTAAGTAAAGTATACCACATGGCACGTGTCACGTCAACACTTAAATTGTATTTTTATTGTTTTTATTTGCATACAAAAAAGACACCATTTCTGATGTCTTAATTGGTTATATTTGGTTGATATAAACTGTGATGGTTATACTCTGTCTATATAATGTATTGATTTTAAATGCTTGTGATCGTATTCAAAAAGCACAAATCTTTCACAACTCATTATCCAACCATGCTCTTTGTGGTATATATCTTTTGTTACTCCACTCGGCAAGGTTCTTACCATGCTTCCGTTCACATCTTCAGAATCTATTTCATGGTGTAAATGTGCTTTGTGAATTTCTCTTGTTGTGGCTTTTGCAAATTGCATAGTAAATTTTTTAAAAAATAATCGTTCCGTATCAGTAAAGCTTTTTTGATTGTGTCAATCCAATAATCTTTCCAAATTCTTTCTGTGTCATATTAACTGTAAACATTGTGCGTTTCATTATTTTTCTTGCCCTAGACATTTCTTGCAATATCCAACGTTTCGTTAAATCTGTCTCGGCTTCGGTCGGTCTGAAATATCCTTTTCCATCTTGCATGTTTAAAATAACATGATCCATTCGTTCGGTTTCGATAAACTCTCGAACTCTGCGATTATTTAAGTGTGTAATATTTTGTAATTCTCTACCTGTTATTCCGTTTTCGTGTCCATATGGTATAAATTTTATTATATCTATTACTTTATTGCTCATACTTGCCTCCTTTTAGCCATTTAGGACAACTTACATTACATTGTCCTATATTTCCTTGCCTACATTGTTGTTGTTGCTTAAACCGTCGATTATAGAAATGGGACTTCGTCATCTACTCCATCAGGAATATTAACAAAATCGTCTTTGCTATCTTTGTTAAACGGATCATCATTTTTATATGCAGAGTTTCCTTGTTGCTTACTTTCACAAAATTCATGATCTTCGACAATAATATCTGTTGTATAAACTTTTTGACCGTCTTTATCATAACTTCCAGTCTGTATTCTTCCAGTTACAGCAATCTTCATTCCTTTGTTCAAATATTGTTCAACAAAATCTTTCTGTTTGCCAAATACTACACATTGCAAAAAGTCTGCTGTCGGCTGCCCCTCTTGTTTAAACTTTCGATCTACTGCAAGCGTATACTTTGCAACATTTCCATAAATTACTGGGTCTTTCGTTAATCTACCGATAAGAATTACTTTGTTCATATTATTCCTCCTATTTTACAAATACACTTAGATCATATCTGTAATTTACCTTTAGTTTTTGAGTTGGTATTTCTATTCCTATTTCTTTGACTTCCTTTACATTGATTGATTTCTTGTCTGTGCTACTTATAAATGTTTTTAAATCTTCTAGTTTTACATAGTACGTTGTTTCTGATGTTCTGAAGTTTAGCAGAAAGCCTGCGTTTATTCCATAGCACAACGCACGTTCAAGTTCTTTTAGTTGGTGCTTTTTTATCATTGGCGAACTACCGTCAAACGAAATTGATTTTGCTTTTGTGCTTTTCAGTTCCACCGAATACATTTTATTGTTTTTAAAAAGAATAATGTCATAAGGAGATTGTAAAGAAAAACGCATTGTTTTTTGGTCTCCGTATCCTGCAGGGGAACTATCGTTCAATCGCAAGAAATAAGTATTTGCGTCAACCGACTTTTTAACATTGTTTTCAAATCTTTTACCCTCATTCATAAATACCCCATTCCAAATAACTCAATAAATTCTTTTCTTGTTCCATGTTTTTCTTCAAATTTACGTTGTGCCATTTCTTTATACTTTAAATCTATTTTTCTGTTCATATGTGGTCCATTGTTTCCTCTGTGATGTTCTGCACATAATGGAATGATTAACCCATATTTATCGCTATTCTTTCTGTTAGGACCGAACAACACGTGGTGGACCTCTGGATATGGGCTTCCACACACTAGACAATATCTCATGTCATCAATAATAATTGAGTTCTTTAAGTATTTTTCTTTTTTCAACGATAGCCTCCTCTAAAGTTTTAAACCTACCATAATATTTTTGTTTGATGCAAATCTCAAATCTGGATCCACGATCTCTTATATATGGTATATTTTCAGTTCTTGTTCCCTTTTTCTTCATATTTTTTATAGAATGTCTAGTGTTTTCTAATTGAGTACACCATTCTAAATTTAATACATTATTATTCTTTTTGTTATAGTCAATATGATTAACAACATTTTTACCATCTATTTCTTTCAGAAAATAAGTTGCCACAAGCCTGTGAACATAATAATTTTTTCTTGCATTGTTATTTTTCAATGAAACAATTAAATACCCATTTCCATTGTCTGATAGCGTCATCATGTGTTCTTTGCTAACCCTAACAATTTTACCGTGCAAACTCCTGAATCTCCACATACTTTTTACTCTGCCAAGATTAGAAATTTCATAGCCTCCATCATATCCGTCAATCTTCTTCCATTTTTCTTTCATTATTTCTCCTTTAAATTATAAAAACCACCATAGGTGTATACAGTGCGAGTGCATACATTGGTCCCATGATGGTAATCAGCAAATTAAAGTTTGTATAGATCTCGCACACCTATGAGATCATTATACCATCAATATGTTTGTTATGTAAGTTCCACTTGGATAGAACCTGTATAGATACACGTATCCATATCTTTTGTAAATATAGACCATAATTTTTTAGCCAAGCCACGCTCCTTTCATTCGCTCAATTTCGGTTGGTGTTAATGTATCAATCCCCAACTCTTTGCAATCGTTAATCGTTCCGTCAATCAAATTTGCCATTTCTTTTGTATCGTATAAATGAGTGGGTTTTATAACATGGTAAACTCGGTATAATTTTCCACTTTCAAAGGCTTCTGTTCGTGACGTTGGTTTTAAATGCAAGTTATCCATTTCTAAATACTCAATGTTATCCAGCATCAAGATTGCATTTACTTCTTCGTCAATTGTTCCGTAAAAACCTAACAAGATATTTTTTGATGCTGTGCTTGTTATATTTCTTTCTTTAGCTATTTTATCACAAAGTAAATGGAAATAAGAGTTTGCATTTAGTGATCGACCTTTTCTGTATTTCTTAACTTCAATATTCAACAACTCGTCTGACTTATGATCAAGTGGCTTTTCCATTTCAAAAACCACCTGATATTTACCATTAAAAAGTTTTGTAATTGATGTTAGAAAACCTTTCGATTTTACAGCCACGCTTCGCACTCCTCTTGATAATCAATCCCTACACTATCCATAAACATTTCAAGTTTATTTTTTCCGTCTTTGTTCAGCCTAATTTTATAAACTAATTCTTCCATTTCTTCTTCGGTATCAAATACAGGAGTTAAACTTTCTATTAAATCGTTTGTTGTTTCTTCTTTTGCATCTGCTACTTCTTTTTCGATTTGTTGCTCTTGTTGAATTTTCAAACGTTCTTCTTTTCTTATTTGTTCGGCTTCTGCTTGTCTTGTCCGTTCTTTTTCTTGCTCTATAATTTCCCTTTTTCTGTTAATATCGTCGTTGATATATTCAATTGCACTCGCTAGATTTCTGTTTATTTTGTAGATATCAAGGGCTTTCTTTTCAACGTCTGACTTCATAGATTTTATTAGTGTGATTTCTGCGAGAACTTTGTCTGCGACTTCTTCAATATCTTTTTTAATATCGTCTAAAAGGCAGCCTTTGTTTTCCCATTTGTCTAAGTAAATGCTGCCAAGAGTAACAACTTCTTTTATCTCGTCAAGCAGCGAGTTATATATTTCTTCAATTGCTTTTTTCTTTTTTTCTTTTCTTGCAGTTTCAAACACTTCGATTTGCAGTCCTATTTCTTCAATTGGCTTGTCAATCAATGCTTGTAGTTCCTTTACCTTACTTTCAAATTCTGCAAGTGGCAAACTATATGCTTTGCCGACTTCAATTTTCTTGTCGTTTAATGCCTTTTTAAACTTCCTTAGTGTTGCAACGTGCTTTTTGGCATCTGCAACTGTGTCCTCGTGAAAAACTGCGTCAATGTAACCATCTGCAATACTTTGCACCTTAATCCTTGTTTCTTCAAAATTACACTCGATTGTTCCTAGTGTTTGTACCACTTTTAATTCGTTCATTTTTTTCCTCCGTTTTAAGTTACCTTTTTAATTTTTCCATAACAATTCCGTACTGCTCGATTGAAAGTTCTTCAATCTTCTTTCCACTTAATAATTTCAATGGATCACGCTTCTGTTCCTCAAACATTTTTAACATAACATCAACTTGCTTTTTCGTTAGTTTTTGAACTAATGGTGCTTGTGTGGTTTGTTTTCCCATTAAAAACACTTCTTTGTTTTTATTGCTTGCGTTTATTATAGATAGTCCAGTTATTACTCCATTTGTTACTTCAATATTTTTTACTTGAAAATCGTCATACGTTATTTTTTTACCTTTGTTTTCTTTCATAATAAAGTCACTTGCGTTTATCCAGACAAATGGTGCAGTATATAATTCTCTGCCGATACCCCATACAAAACAAGCACGTTTGAAACTATCTGAAGCAAGACCTTTTTCTTTTTCTGTAAAACTTTCTTTTCCGGTATCTTCTTTTTCAATCCACTGTGATTTTTCTTTATCCCATATCGAAACGATACAGTTTGCATTGTCTCTAGTGTGATGTCTTTGCCAATTCATAGCACCAACTGTCTCATCAAGAATGTTTGCGTCAACCCTTGCGTCTTTGTATAAAAGCAACATACACCCTTTTTCGTTTATCGTTGCAACTCTGCACTCAATTTCTTCTGCTTTTAATATTCTAAACATAAATACCTCCTTTTAGATTACTGTTGTCTTCCTGCTCGCTCTGTTCTTCTGATTTTAATATTTGCATCTTCTTTTTTAATATTTGCATCTTCTTTTTTTATTTCTTCTAATAAACTTTTGCCACTACTACCACTAAACAACTTAAAATGATCTGACAATAAAAAGGTTTCCACTTCTTCCATTGTGCTTTTAGCTTCATAATTGTTCTTGTTCTTTTCATAAACCTTTCTTGCGTGCCGGTAGTCATAAACTGCTTTAATAATTACTGCGTTTCCTAAGTCTTTCCAGTTTTCTTCCATTTTATTTCTTCTCACTTTCTCGTTTGCAATATTCTTCAATTGCTACTCCGACTAAATACTGTCTGCTTCTGTCTTTTTCTTTTGCGATCTTATCGATATTTTCCACTCGTTCATTTAAAATCTGCATTGTATATTTCCTTTTGTCTGTTCTCACTTTCTCACTCCTTTCTATATTTACATTATACGCCACGATGAAATACATTGTCAATACTTATTTACTAAAGTAATGGTCTTTGTGTTGGAACATTGGCTCTCCAAACTTGTGGTAGTCTTTTGTCTTAAAATGGATAATGCTTTCATCAAGTCTACTCTCTAATTCAAGTTGGATTGCTTCTTTTGTTTCTTCGCTAACATTTATGGTTTCGATCGTTCCACAGTTCACAACTTCGAATTGGTTTTCTTGATAAATAACACCTGTTATTGAATTTGGGTAATCGTCACTATACATTCTGTTTAGAATAACATCTGTTACATATTGCTTTCCTAGTAGACCTTGATTGCCTGCTTCTGCTTCCACGCATCGCTCTAACACGTCTAAATCTTCTTTGCTTATGATTGTGAGTGTATAATCTTCTCCTTGATACGCAATCGTGAGCCGATTTTCTTCTGTTTGAGCAACTTCTTCCACTTCTTCGTTAATTTGCTCGTTGAATAATTTATCTGCTCTTATTCGCTCGATTTCAATTACTTCTACTTTTGAACTTTTAATCGTTAAACTTAGTAATATGATGGATATTAGAAAAATTAGAACTTCGAATATTATTAAAACTTTAAATTTCATTATTAAATCTCCTATTAAATGTTATGAGTTACTTCAACTTCGATATACAAAACATCGTCTCTTGGGTTTGTTGCAACTCCAGTTACTGTATCATCAGAAAAAGGGATCATGTCTGAATATTCAAATTTCTTTCTTTCTCCATGATATAAAACTTTTCCGTTTGTATCTTCGATTTCTACTATCTGCAAAGCACATATCGTTTCTAGCAAATCTTCTAAATACATTTGTTACCTCCTTTTTTGTGTGGTTGTTTGGTAATTCCATTATAGCATATAGCAATACGAAAGCAATACAAAAGGAACATAAAAAGCACTAAACTTTACACGGTTTTATTGGTAAAAATAAACAAAAGCACCTACCTTTTACAGTAAGTGCTTTTGAAATGTGTTACGATCCACCTGCAATAACTCCTGACAATATGCCGACAACTGCACCGATAATTATCCAAACCAACTTATCCCACTTCCTGTTCCCTGCTGATGTTAGAAATTCTAGTTGCCCCTGCATTTTATCCATGCTAGTCATAATGTAAGAAAACAACGTTTCAATTTTTGTCTGCCCTTTTGTGAGATTTTTAATTTCGTTTGTTAATTCGCAAATGTCTTTTTGATTTCGTTCAATCATTTCTTTGAAAGGACAATCGTTCTTATCATTCATGTTTTCCTCTTTCATAGTTTTAATAATGCTCTCGATTTTTTTCCACACTTCAAATCAGGTGTTTTGCTTGGATAATAACTCCCCGGGTTTGTTTCTTGAAATTTTCTGAAAGCACACTCTGTTTGTGGACCAAAGTATCCATCGACTTTTCCTAGATAAAAAGATTTTCTTTGTAACTCCCATTGTAACCACTTAACACCTTCACTTGCTTTAATTCCACGAATGTAATTCTTTTTAAGTGTTATGCTCGGCTCTTTGTATGGGTTTGTTTCTCTTGGAAATTCAGGCGCATCAATTATCCAATAGTATTTAGTTTGGTTTTCTAAATTACTCCACTTGTTTTTGGCTCGGCTTGAAGAATTAGACGCAGGGTCGTTTACATACACTTCTCCGTTCAATAAACCGTAAACTAAAATGTAGTGTCCACCACTTGTCCAAACGCCTTTCCCAACACAACAAATTAGCCATTTGCGTTCTCTCAACGCATTCTGTGCTTTCATTGAATATGATCCACACTTATTGCCATAATTATTTGTGGTGTTAATTCGCTCACACCCTATTCCATACAATTCAAGTTGTGGTACAAAATAACCGTAATGTGTACCACCACCCTTATATTTGTAACCGTTTAAAACGCTCCATTTTGACGTTGTTACTGGTGTTACGGACTTATCCTTGAGTGTTGCGATTACCATAGCAGAACAAGTTGTTCCACACCCTGCTCTACCAATCGTAGTGCTTTCTCCTACCGTTGAATAGGAAACGTTCTTCCATCGTTTATCAAACTGTTTATAATTCACTGGTTGTTTCATTTATTCCCCTTTCTTAAACCGATTAAATAATTCGCTTAGTTTATCCCACCCAAACATTGCCAGGAACGATACGATAAAACCTAAGATTAAAAGTGCGATTGCATAAAACCATAAGAATGGTATGCCTTGAATTTGAATGTAGACTACTCCACCTGTTACGGTTAAAATAATCGACAAGATTAAAACAATCAAGTTTGTAGGTATTTTCTTAAAACAAGATACACCCTTTATTACCTCGATTATTACTGTTACTAAAAATGCTAAAATTCCTATTGCTGTGATAAGTTGTGCAAATATTTGTGTCATGTTGTTTCTCCTTTTCTTTATTCTAAATATAAGTTTTTAATTCCTAGTTTCGTTACATACTCTTGTGTGTCTGTGGTGTCAAATTACTTTTCTATTTTAACTTAAAATAATTTTTTTAATAACAATATTTGCAGAAGCATTTATCGCGCTTCGATTAATTATATAATATGATAAATATGCAGAAGATGTTAGTCCACTAATATCAACAGTAACCTCGCCTAAATTTGATGATTCTGTAATTATTGCCAAACTTGTAAAATCATATAAACTTGTATTTGTTGGTCTATACCCAATCTTAAGCACTGAATCGCTTAAACCCTCATTCTTTGTTTCTCCATATGTAACTGTTATTTTTGAATATTTAGAAAAATCAATAAGTGTTCCCATCGTATAATCTGCATAGACGGCATCTGCCAAAGTGTTTGCTTTTAAAAATATATACGTGGAATAATCCGTAGAACTTATTACGTTGCTGGTGTTTGATGGAGATACATTCCTAGCAACAAACAAACTATATCCGTCTTTATAAACTCCATTATTATAAATGACAAGTTCTGTTGATTTTTTGTCTGTCCAATTCACTCCATAAACCCAATTTACTAAAGCCATATTATAACCTCACCTCCAAGTTTACAGTCGCACTAGGTGTTGCGGTTGCGTGGAAAGTAACTGTATCTGTTCCAGCAATTACACTAACAATCAAAGAAGAATCTGCTATTTCGTCATCGGTTGGATAATTTGTTGCACTTCTAAGTGATACACGAGGTTTGTTACTTGGCGTTGCTCCTGTCAAAGTTTTTGTTGCATAATATCCGCCAGTTTCAGCAGTCCAGCCTGTGGTTGGTACGGATAAGGTGTACTGTGTGCCTAGTTTTGCTATTTTATCATTTATTATACCTAAATCAGTACCAATGTTTTCCATTATATCAACTATTTGCAACTGCAAGTTACCCGCAGCATCTTCGGAAAGTTGGTCTTTAATTGCGTCAAACCAAATAATGAAATCTTGTTGTTCTTCTAATCTGAAATCTGATAAATCGGATTGAATTTGATTATATAGTGTTGTTGTGTCTATTGTTTGAATGGGCGTCACATATCCACACTTTTCAATGTTTAAACGCGTGTCTGTAATTCTCGACTGAGTGATTTGTGATGTGTTCGCTGGAACAAAAACTTCTGCTACTGCAATCTCTTTTATTGATGTTGTTCTCGTTAGGAATGGTGCGACTGGTGTTGTTGCTGGTGTTCCTTTTACGATATACAAATCGACACTTCTTACTGCTTCCGTCTCGTTAATTCTAACAATAACTAAATCAATTCGATCAAGTGAACTTGCTGCTTCAAGTTTAATAACTCGATCGTTTTCCTCAAAGAATGTTGCACCATTTAAAACTCCACCACCTGAATGTACTAAAACGTTCATCCCAGCATCTTCTACGACTTGAAAATTCGTTGATGGATTTGGGAAAACTCCATCTGTGAAATATTGTTTTATTAAATCTCTTAAGATTTTACTATTTACTGCTCTGTCGAATACTGGTTGTCCGAATGTATCAAACGTTTTCTTGCTTGTAAATGGAAATGAAATCATATTTATAACCTCGCTTTCGTATATATGGTTGGAATTCGTTCTCCAAATGTTAACTGTATCTTGTGCGTGTTGTTTTTAAAAACTTCGTATATTTCAATTATACGAGCAGAAAACGAAATTTGCAACGTGTCAAGAACAATATCGCATTTGTCTCCTAAATCATAATCAATCATATACTTTAGATTTGCAGGAACAACGTCACACGTTAATGTTTGAATTAGCCTGAACTTGTCTAGTTCTTCTAGTCCTTGTTGTCTTAAAACTTCTTTGTATTCTGCAAGTGTCTGCGTTTCAACGTCTATTTTTTCGGTTGCGTCAACGTATGTTTTATATTTTATGTCTCCATTGCTTTGGTCTACTTCTTCAAAAATGTTTGTTTCTTCGCCTACACCACCTGCAACAATACAATAATTCTTTCTGTTTGAATTGTCTTGCAAATAGTTTATGTTTTCTATGTTCTTCAGGTTTTCAGAAAAGTTTGCATAAGTGTTAATATTTTGATTATGCGTTCTATCTTTTCCTTGCCACACAATAAAACTTGTTGAAAAGGTTTCTTGAGAAAATTTGTATTTATAAGAAAACTCTTGCGTTTGCAGTATGCGATAAAGAGTTGTTGATTTTTCAGCACCCAGAACGTCTGTTCTTGTCCATATACCTTTGCTTGCGTTTTCTGTGTTTGAACTTCCAACAATCTCGTTTGCTATATGTCCTATCTTACCACTTCGATAAAATCTAGGATACAGAATTTCGTTTGTTAAACTAAACTCATAAAAATAGCCTGATATTTGAACAAGGTTTCCTGCTTTTGTTTCTACATATTGCATTTGTTGCACCAGTCCAAGCTCTTCTCTACCCCTTGAATATATCCAATAAATTCCACCCTGAAATTCACTTAATGGAATTTGAATTGAATATTCGCCGCAAGAATAATAACGCCTAGTCCATTGTATGTTTAAACATTTAAGTTTTTTAATAATCGAGCCACCATTTGCAAGTGCATAAATTTCCATCATTACACCCCCAAATATTGATTATTGTAATAGACCGTAACGTCCATTGCGTTTTGTCCGTCGTCTGCGTCATAGCCGATTGTATTGTCTCCAATGTTCAATGCCATTCCATAGAACGTTGACATTCTGTCTACCATATTTGAAACGTTTATTCCGTTCTTTTCAACTGAGCCTTTTTCAAAATCGATAACAAGAACGTCTGTTACTTCAAATGTTCCTACTACACGAACAAAACCACTGTCTTTTGTTATTTTTGGGTTTGTTACGGTTGATGTAAACTCAATTACTGCAATACAAAACGTGTCAACGTCTCCGTTATTTACAATGATTGTTTCTGAAGCAAAGTTATAAACGCTCGCATACGGTTTTATTGCTTTCCATTCTTCGTCTCCGTCAAAGTCAATATAAGGAAATGCAAAGCCTGATTGTTCTGACGCAAGGTTTTTCCCAAAGTTATCCATTGACTTGAAAAATGGGTTTGCACAGTATAAATCAATTGCAAACTCTAACGCTTTATAATTTTGTGCTGATGGTATAATTACTTTGTCTAACTCACAATTTATCCAGCGTTCCGTTCCTTGAAATTTTACAATGAACTTATATGTTTTCTTTGGGTTGAAAAAGGAAACTGTTTTATTTCTGAAAAGATTGTTGTTGTGTCTATTTTTTAGTTGTGACTTTACTTTAATTGTTCTGTCTCCAATTCGTTTACCGGTAACAAAGTTTCCATCTTCCGTTGCTAGATTTTCAGAATATACGCTCATATTTGGTGCGTCTATGCCACTTAAAAACGTAACGCCCCACGTCTCGCCGCCTAGTATCAACGTTTGTCCGTCTGAACGAATTAGTGTTATTGTTAAATTATTCATTAAAATGCCCTCGCTAGACCAAACGTCATGGTCTTTCCTACCGTCCTTGCAATTGCATCAGGACTTGTTTGTGTATCGTAAAAGTTATTTATTATGCTTCCACTCGTTCCGGCAACTGCTGAATTTTCTCTTACGCTTCCGTTCAGTTCAAGTTGCATAACATTTTGTAGACTTCCTAGTCCAGCCTTTAGGTTTTGTTTCATTTGGTCGAAAGGGTTGTTGTCTTCCATTCCTTTTTCCAATCCCTCCATGTTCATTTTGCCAATCCAAGCAAACTCTTTTGATGGACTTTCTATCCCAAAAATACCCTTGAAACCGTCAATCAATCCTGTCGCAAGTTCTTTTGCTTTATCCTTTAACCATTCCCATTTTTCTTTTAAACCATTCCACAATCCGACAACTAAATCTGTTCCCATATTTTTGAAGTCTGTTCCCATGCTTGCAAATGCTTCGATAATAGCAACTATAATTGTAGGAATTGCTTTAATTAGTGCTAGAATAATCTGTGGGAGTGCTTTAACTATTCCGATAACAAGTTCGATTGCACCTTTAATTAACATTGGAATTGCTGTTATTAGTGCCTCAATTACTGATGTAATAATAAGTGGGATTGCTTCGATTAACGCCATAATGATAAGTGGTAATGCCTCAACTAACCCCATTATTAAAGCAATAGCACCTTGTATTAAAATTGGGATTGCGTTTACTAACCCCTCAACAACTGCAATGATTATCGTTGGTAATGCCTGGACTAATGCCATAATGATAAGTGGCAATGCCTGGACTAAACCAAGAACAAGAGCAATTGCACCCTCGATTAAAAGTGGTATGGCTTCGATAACTGCTGTTATAATACTTCCTATAATTCTAGGCAACGCTTCAATTATAACTGGGATTGCTTGAATTAAACCATCTACCAAACCTAGTATAATACTTATTCCCGCTTCAATGAAAACGTCTAAATTTTCAATTATTGCGTCGATCACGTCCAAAAGTGCTGTAACCATAGTTGGTATTAGATCCGGCAATGCTGCTGCCAATCCTTTAATCAAACTAACCACAATGTCAATTCCGGCTTTCACTAATAAAGGTAATACGGTAATAATTACATCAATAATTTGTGGGATCATATCGACAAATATTTGTAAAATCGCCGGTAAGTTTTCTGCTAAAGTTGTAACTAATGAATTTATACTCTCAACAAATGCTGGCAATAGTTCTGCTAAAATTGCCGGGATATTTGCGGCCAATTGATTTACAATTGATCCTATACCCGAAACGATCTTCGGCAACGTCGAAGCTATTACCGGAATTAAATTATCTGCGAAAGTTTCTACTGTTCCGACAAAGTCGCCAATCAAATTCTCAATGCTTTGTGATGGATCCGCCATTCCGGTTAGTAGGTTGGCCCAAGCTGCTGACATTGAAGTAAAGGATCCCGAAATTGTCGTGGAAGCTTCCAATGCTGTTGTCCCGGTTATATTCATTTCCGTTTGTACGGTGTGAATTGCGTCTACTATATCTGCATAAGAAGAAATGTCGTAATCGATCCCGGAAATTGCGCTTGCGTCGGCAAGCAATCTTTGCATTTCTGTTTTCGTTCCTCCATACCCTAATTTCAAATTGTCTAGCATTGTAAAATTTTGCTTTGCAAACCCTTGATAAGTGTTAGTAATACTTTCCATGCTGGTTCCCATTTTATTTGCATTATCTGACATGTCAACCATTGCTTGATCTGCTTTTTCTGCTGCGGCTGCTGTGTCTCCCTCTAAACTTTGTAGCAACGAAGCCGAAAAGCCCGTTACAATTTCCATGTATTTATTCGAAGACATACCGGCGGTAACGTAAGCGTCTTTCGCATAGGCTATTAAATCAACGCTGCTTTCCTTGAAAAGTGTTTCAACTCCACCGGTCAATTGTTCGTAGTCTGCATAAGAACTAATCGCCGCTTTAGTCAAACCAACAACCGCTGCTGTCGCTGCAACCGTTGCCCCTGCTGCGATCCCAAAGCCTTTTTTTGCTATGGATCCAACTTTCTGCATTCCGGTTTGTACGCCATCGGTATTTAACTCTGTATTTCCTATAACTTTAAAGTCTGCCATTTTCTCACTTCCTTTTATTTAAAATAATAGTCTAGTTCGTCTAGTTCGCTTTGTTGTTTATTTGTTAATTCATACGGAAGTTCCCATGCTCTTTTGTTTCGCTCAAGTTGTTCTTCATACGTAACATTTTGCTTTGTGTAACTTCTCGCTTGCATGATACTTGTTATCTTACTTGTTTCAGGCAAACACAAAAACAATGCTTTGAATTTGTGCCAATGCATATCGCATTCGGTAAGGTCTATTCCATATGATTGATAAAACGATCCAAAGATAAACTCTCCGTCTAAAATGTAGTCTAGTATTCTTTCGCCACTTCCACCGTCTCCGTTTGGTGTTGCGTTTTTATTGTTATAAAACTCAATCATTTCTTTTGTTGGGATTTCTGTCGGCTTGCACTCTGGAAAAAGATACAATAATTCTTTTTTATAGTAATCATTTCTCAATATCTCGCCAAACTTTATCCACTCCCTGAAATCTGTTTTAATAAAAAAAGACTTACCATTTACCAAAATGGTATTAGGCAAGCCTTTTAGTGTTAAATCTATCATTTTTTAAATTGTTGTGCATTTCCGACGGTTTCGAGTGCTTTCGATATTCCGTCAAATTTTGATAATACTTCGTTTGCTTTTTCTTCTTGATATTCGTCAACTTTCTTTCTGTATGCGTCAACTATTTTTCCGTAAAGCAAATTTACTTCTTGCAAGTCCACCGTTTCAAATGTTTTTCCGTCTAGGATATTTTCAAGTTCTTCTTTTGGTACTGCTTCTCTTAAAAAAAGATATGCTTTCTTGTAACTTTCCATTCCCTCGGCGTTTTCTGCATCTTCATTTAACTTTGCTACCTTGCTTGTATATTTTGTTAATTGAATTACTGTTCCATCGTTTCTCGTGTATTCCATTTTATTTCTCCTTTTGTTTTTAGACTTCTATTGTTGGCACTCCTGCGTCTACGGTTACTGTTACGTCTTTTTTAGAAGATATTTTTAACTTGAATTTAATTTTTTCTTCTACTGAGTTAAAGTTTTCAATGATAAGTGTTGATTTTGTTTCCCAGCCGTCAAATGCAACTGGATCTTCTGCTGCTGCTGTATTACCGGCAAAAACAATAAGAACACTTTTTTCTACATCGTTCCCTGTTGGCAATGACTTTAACATTTCATATAAGTAATCGAACGCTGGGTCTCCTTTATTACATTGCAATTCTTGTGCGAGTTCAGGCGAATAAAACTTAACGTCTTCTGTCGGCATATCGTTTTCAATAAAATCATTTGTTTCTACACTAGCGTTTAATGCAAGGTCGAACATAGTTGATTTTCCTATTCTGCTCCATACTGCAACAGTTCCGTCTGCCTCTTGTGTATCTAAAAATAACATAGTACCTGTTTTTTTCAATCTTGTTAGTTCTGCCATTTCTTAAATCTCCTTTTCGTATTGAATTTCGAGTGATAATTGATACACTCCGTTTTCTTCGCTACTTTCTGACAAATAATAAGTAGACGATATTTCTATGTTTGTTGTAAATCTTTTATCTGTTAAATTTGGTACAACTCCGTTGTTATTGTTTTCATCAACCCATGTTTCTAATTCTTCAAGCCATTTTGCGTTGGATATTCTTTCACTCGATAACTGTGTAGGTTGTCTTATTGCGAACAAGTAATATTCTGTGTGGTGGGAACTTCCGTCAATGTGTTTTCTTACAATGCTGTTCGGTAATTTAAACACTCCACTTTCTTCATTCCCTGCACCGAGTTGGTCTAGGTCAATGTCTAACGTTACAGTAACTTCTGGCTCTATTAAAACCTCTCCGTTCTCGTCAACGTCAACTATTATAACATTGTATTTTTCTAACCATTTTTTTATGCTTTGTCCTACTGTCATAATAAATCTTTCAACCCCTCTAATATAGATTTTGTTCCACCGTCATTCATTGCGTGAATGGCCCAATAACTTCCTCGTGTTGGTGCGCCTTCGAACTTATAATCTCCTTGCCACATTTTTTTAGCGTACTTTGCATCATATACAACTTTACCTGATCCAATCTTTGTTGCACGAACTCCACTATTGATTAGTTCGCCTGTGTCTTTTGGTGTTCTTGGGTCGGATAATCTTAACACTTCGCTGTCGATGTACTTCTGTGCTTTTCCACCCTTTTCCATGTTGTGATTTTTAATGATTTGCTTTACATCATATTCTGCTCTCATTATTTACCACCTAACCTGTAATTAGGCAAACCTCTCAACTTCGTATTATCCATGAAACTACTTACGGTCATAACGTCTTGATAATCTTTCTTTATGTCTGTGATAGTATAGGCTGACGTTACTTCCTTTTCGCATGTTCCTAACACGATAATGTCTTTGTTGCTTATATGGTCGATAGTCCATGTATCTTTCTTCTGTGCGTCTGTTTGCTTGTTCCATTCTTTTAATGGCTTGAATGGTTTAAGAAGTTTCTTTGTCACAATGCAAACATCAACCGACTGTGCGATCTGTATTTTTCTATCTGATGTAATTGTTTTCTCTTGTGTCTCATTCCATTGACAACACCTTGCCAATTCACTTCGAAACCATTTCTCTACTGTGCCAGATTTTGAATAGTTATAGATTGTTATTGTTTCATCAAACATACTGAACACCCCAAATTCCTGTGCCTGCTAAACTGTTACGTGCAAGGCTTGAGACAATCTCTGTTTTATTACTTACTGCATAACTCTCTGAATAACCATTGTTGCTAATTGATGTTAGGTTGTCGGCGGCACCTTCTAGTTCGTGTTGTTTTTCTGCCACCTTGCAAATTGCTAATTTATAGGGAAGAATACGAATGTCTGCTACTTCTAATAATTCATTATTCTTTAAGTCGTTTATTACGTTTATTCTCCCCATTGTATTTATAAAACTTTCTGCTTCATCAATTCTTTTATTAAAATTACTTTCTGACAATTTAGAAAAATGGGAAGTGTAAAACTCATAATTTACATATGACATTACGCTTCCCCCTTTTTTATTTCTTCTTTGTTGTGTTTGCTGGTGCTTTCTTAGTTTCGGTTTTTACTTCTTTTTTTACTTCTTTTTTTACTTCTTTTTTTACTTCTTTTATAACTTCTTCCTCAATCTTTACGCCACCATATTTCAACATTTGTTCAATTACATTTTTATTTGTAACATTATACTCATGTCCGTTTTTTAAGATTTTCATTTTTTACCTCTTATATTCTATTGTGATGCGATTACTGCTTTTACTTGATTTCCTGCAATTACTTTATCGTCTCCGTTTAATGCAACTACGATAATGTAATGGTCATTTGTTGTTGCAATAGTTACTTTTCCAGCCACCAACGTTGCATCTGTATAGCCGGCAACTTTTTCTCCAAAACTTGGAACTGTTCCTGCTGATGCTCCTGCAATTTTGTAAGCATATGAAGATGCTGTTGATATTTCAGTAACTGTTAACTCTGTGCTTGTTGCTGCAACTTTGGTTGCTGATGTTACAGTCAAGTTTGCAAGTGCGTCTGCTGTGTATTGGATTAAGTCTGCCATAACTGCTTTTGTTCCGGTGTAATAGAATAAACCAAAATGGTAAGCGTCTGATGCTGGGAACTTGTCTGCTTGGTCTAGTGATGTAATAACTGGTTGTGCAACTGATCCCTGACACATTGCGATCCTTGTTACTCCTTTAGGCATATAAATTGATTTGTAAACTTTAATTCCATGTAATGTACCCATTTCTGCGATACCTGAATTTACGTTTGCGTTTTGTACGCTGTCAATATATACTCTTAAATCTCCATATGATTTTGCGTCCATTACAACATGGATAAGTTCGTCCGGAACTCCGTCAACATAATCATTTTGTGTTGTACTTAATGATTGAACCAATTCTTCAAACTGTGCAATTGCTGTTGTTCCAACTAAAGAAAGTTTTGAGCCCTCTAATGATGCTTCTTTATAGAAGTCTCTTTCTAAATCTCTTTCCATTGAGCCTGCGTCTGCTGCTTGTTTTCTTTCAATAAGTCCTTCTACTCCATAAAGCATTGTGTCTTTTTGTTCAACTTCATGAATAAGTTCCATGTCTTTATTGATTTTAACCGTTACTGTTTCAACTGTGTTCTTTTGTCCTGCAAAACCACTTCTTGCAGTTCCATAAGTTTTTGCTTCTGTATTTGTAAATCTTGTTGCTTCTAATGAGCCACCTTTTATTGGTGTTCCTGATAAATCTTGATTTTTTAAAACACTTGCGATTGTTTTTTGTTGTACGTTTTCAATTACTTTTCCATAAGTTTCTGATAGATATGCGTACCCACCTGCTGACGATAATTGTGATAATGATTCTATTCTTGCCATTTTTTATTCTCCCTTTGATTAGAAGAAGATATTTGCTTCTGGTTTTGGCTTTGGCTCTCCACCATTGTCAATTCCTTCTCCTACGTTATAAGTTCCTACTTTTTGTGCTTCAAACAGTACTTTTGTCTCCTCGTCCTCTGAAAGACCTTTAATTGCTTTGATTACATCATTACTTCTGTCTTTTGATTGCATTAACTCGTCTACATTGATTAACGCTTTTACAATTCGTTTGTTTCCACCTGCTTTAACTATTTCTGCATCAATTAGTGTGTTTAACTTTTGCTTATCTAGTGTTGTTTGCAATGTTGATTTCTCAATCTCTGCCTGTTCCTTATAAGTGTCAAACGCTTTTTTGATTTCTTCGCTCGTTCCGGCAAGTTTAGACAAATCGTCTATTTTCGTTTTTGTCTCTGCCTCTGAAAGTGTTAATGCTTCAACTTCTGTTTTCTTAATTTCAAGTTCTGCTTTTACTGGTTGAATTTCGCTTTGATGTAATGCGATTACTTTGTCAATTATATCTTTTTCAAGACCGATATCTTCTAACTGTTTTCTTTCCATTTTTCGTTTCTCCCTTTTACGTGCTTGTTTTACGAGTTTCACACGATACTCGCTAGGTTGTTATTATGTTTTAATAATAATACTCTGTTGGTTGTTTGTCAACTATATACCCTTAATCTGTCCGTTTTGGCACTTATTCCGATTGATTTGCTAAAAGCCTTGTAGTTGTCCGTCTTATTCATAATCTGCAAGGAAACGTCTTTATTATCTGCCCCTATGCTTTTTAGTATGTTGTTCTCTCTCTTTAAATCTCTGATACCACGTTCCATATTCCGTTGCTTTTGTGTTAATTCAAACGCTTGATATTCTTTTCCGTCAATTGTTTTAGGCGAATAATGAAAGCCTTTGTCCATTCTCTTTGTTCCTTTGAAATACGGATAATGGTTGTGTTGGCAATTATAAGAATAGATTGCATCAGGGTTTGTCTCGTCTCCATAATGGCAAACTCTTTTAAATTCTTCTAGCGTGTAGACTTGCCCTTCCCAATCTGCATGGCTTGGTCTTGGAGACATAGAAGTTGATACTTCCACATATTCAACACCTAAATCTTCAATGTTGCTTTGTGTAACATTCCCTGCAATTCGATTGCTTGTTGTAATTAGTGAGTTCCTGATTGCACTGTCTAGTTGTCTTGTTGTTGTTCGATAACTTACCTTACTCCCACCAGTAGAACGAACACCACTTTTTGAAAGGTTTTTAACTGTCCCCTTAATTGCTTCGTTCAGCGTTTCCGTTCCACTTGTATATTTTATCAACGCATAATCCAGTTCCTTTTGATAAACCTTTTGAACTGCGACAATCTTTCCTGCCGATGTTTTTACTCCTAGTGCTGATGTCTTTGTTAAATTCTTCAAGTCTCCGCTTATATTTTTTACCAATGCTTGTTGGAATTGTTTCGGCATATTCTTTGCAACTTTCAAACCATTCGCAAGATAAAGTTCCGTTTCATTTTTCCACGTTTCTGCGACTGCTCTTTGCACCGTCTCGTCTAACAATGTTTTATAATTTGATTGCGATACTTTTATTGCATGATCTATATCTTTTTTAACTTGTGCTGCGTTCTCTCCTGCCTTGCGATTGAATGTTGCAGAGGTTGAAAGTTGTTTGTTTATTTCTGAACGCACCTTGTTATCTTCGAAACCTAATTCTTGCAAATGAACTATCTTTTCTTCTACAATTGTATCTGCTACTTTTAGCGTTCTCGATATTCCGTTTGATATGCTGGACAAGATTTCATTCTCAAGTCTTTGATAATGCTCTGTTAATGGTTTTGCGATATGTTCCATTTGTTGTTCTGTTAACATTGCTTACACCACCTTAATCTTCGTTGTCCTCGTTTTCCCTAAACGCTTCGGATAAATAGGTTGCTGCTTCTTCCTCTGTGAAGTTATACTTCTCAACTAAATACATTATTTTAAGCATTGGAATATCAAATGTAATTGCGTCTGTTCTCATACTGTCTAATTTTGTTTGTCTATCCGTAATAACACTATCGTCAAAGTCTATACTTATTTCTTCGCCAACGTTTAGATTTGTATAATTGTATGTGTTGCTAAACCACACAATCCCATTTATCAATTCCTTTATATACAACTCGCTTTGAAATCTCTGCTTGTTTAATGATTGCATTTCGTCTGACTTCTCAAGAATATATTGTGTTGCTGTTGTTACTGTTCCTTGATTAAATGAATACTTTTTATTTCCGTACCCATAGTTTTGTGAAAGTAAACTAAACAACAACTCAAAGGCTTCTTTCAACACGTCAATTCTTATGATTGGGTTATGCTCTTGAATAAGGCTTTGTTGTTCAGGTAGTTTCTCGCCCATTAGTAAAAAATACTTTCTTTGTTCGTCTGTCAGATAATGCACTCCGTTCTTATCGACTTGCGAGAACATTTCGTTTATCAGGACAATCTTTTCTGCTTTATCTAAATCTCCATACAGTACGTTGTAAATTAAATCTAACCCTTTCAAAAATGGAATTGCACTTATCAACTTTGGCAATCCGTAACCTGTCATGTTATCAAAGTTGTTTACTTCTGCAATTGTCATAATTGAAAAAGGTTTTACTTCTCCGAGTTGTGTAGTTTCTTCTTCGGTCGGCATATCCTTTTCTTCAAAAACGTGTGCGATTGTCATTTGGTAATTCTTGTCTATCTTTTTATATGCAACGATTATATCTTGTTGTTTTCCGTTCAACTTATTTGTTCCTACAAAAGCACAATCAATTACTTCGTCATTCTCTACTCGCAAAGGAATAATGTTTTCTGCTGTGCAGTAGTTGATTTTAATACTTCCGTTTTTAACTTCTCCGTTGTCATAAAGTTCTGCATCTTTTAAATAAATATAAGCACCAACTGTTCCGGTCGCACTCATGTGTTCTAATTGCTTTCTGTACTGGGTGTCAAATCTGTTGAGTTCTAACACCGAGTTAATTAATTCTGTGTTGCTTTCGCTTTCGCTTTTAATGTCGATAATCTCGCAAAGGTTTGCTTCGTCTGAACAGATACGCTTTGCAAAGTTTAACTGCTCTAGTTGATAGTTTGTTCCACCGAGTGTTTGCTTAAAGTGAAATGGCAATGCCTTGCTTGCGTACCATGCGTTGCACTCTCTGATGTTTTCTTGTGCCTTTTCGTTTACGTTATAACCTTTTTGTTGAAGATACTTTTTTGTTTTTTCTAACATCACATTCTCTCCTGTTCGATATATGGTTGATAGGTTGTAAACGAATAGCAAAACGCATCGTACCAGTCGTTTATGTTTTCTATGTTTAAATCTTCGGGAATTGAACTATCTTTTCCCCAACGCAATTTAGAAAGTGCATTGATTATTTCTGTGTTGTTCTTTTCTATTCTCAATTTATGTGTTGTAAGCATTAGATCAATAAATCTTGGTCTATCTACTAACTCCGTTTTCTTGCACCCACTAATCATAACGTTAAACAAACTGTTGTTCTTTGCGTATGTTCGAAGTGTGTTTATCATTGTAGGCGAAGCGTTATCTGCAAACACATATATCTTTTGCCCTTTTCCGAGGAGTCCGTACTTGTTGTTTATGCGACTACAAAACTCTACGAATGTTTGTCCTATGTCTGCAGCGTCAATTGTTTGGTTGATTGGAAGTCCACTACTTTCTAGTGCGTCTATATATTTATAACCTTTTCTGTAACCAGTTAACGTCATGGTTGTTTTACTTCCTGTACCACCAAAGTCTACACCCATTACAAACTTGTTGTATTCTTCGTTTGTGTGTTCGAACAAATATTCGTCTGTATGATCTGCAAAGTTACGGAATATAATTCCCTCTGCCACACACCACAAACCGTAAATGTATCGTTGTTTAAAAACTCCAGTATGTGAGTTTATAATATCCCTTAACACATCTATCGGTAAAAATGGATTGTCGAATATCGTGTAGTTCTGTCTGTATATGTCAACGGTTGTTTCGTTCATAAATTTACACAGCCAATGGCTCGGCTCTTTTGGATTGCACGTTCCCTCAAACAATGAATATGTTTTGTCTAGTCTACTCTTTATCATTTCAAATGTTTCTTCGTGCCATGTTGTAATTTCGTCTCCGTAAATATATTTAAACGAACTACCACGAATAACGTCTACACTATTCGATTTGTTTGCACCTAGACAGTAAACGGTTTCGCCAAAGATTGTTGCTGTGTTGTCCTGTTTGATTGATGATATATAGGAAATTCCATACATATCTTGCATAGGAACGATTATATTTCTTTGAATTGTAGATTTCGTTGTGCCTAGTATTACGTTAAGCCCTGACAAACCTTTTCGCTCTCTTATTCGTCTTGGGATCAAATGATAGTCTAAATGTGTTTTTCCTGAACGTGTTGCACCGTCTTTGAAGTTCCACCTGCAATTAGCATTGTTTATATATTCAACTTGTTTTTCTGATAGATCCATTTAGATATCCTCGTCCTGTTCTCTGCTTGGGATTGGTGTTTTACCTAAAGCCTTTGTAAAATCATCAAGTGCTTTGTACGCTCTATCGTCTGTATTATCTCCATCAGGGTTGTTTTTCCATTGTTGTGGCATTCTGTTTTTAAGCCAAAATATCATTGACACGTTATCCGGTGCTTGATGCTTTGTTATTACTTTTGTTACTCTTAACTCTTTCTCTCCCGTTTCGTTGTCAATTATAATAAGTTCTTTTGTTATTTCTTCATAAGAATATCCCTTTGCTCGCTTATAGAGTGCGTTCTCCACTTCAAAGTCTGCAACTTCCTTCCCCTTTTTTACTGCTTGGCGAAATGGTAGATACCTTTTCATGTTCTGTTGGAACGTTTTAAGTGA